ATTGTAGTAGAAAAACGCAAGGAGTTGGATAAGTTTGAAAATACCCACACAGTTTACAATGGACAAACCGCAACTGAAAGGGCAGAAAAAGCCAAGAAGGAATATTGCGGAAATGGTAAGGAGTACGTTTGGGAAGCTAAAAAAGAGTTTGCACAAAACCAACAGGAGGCAGAAGATTCGGACCTTCCTTTTTAATTATAACATAACTTTAACAAAACTTTAACAAATGAGCCAAAACAAACAAATTGCTGATTACTTAAATAAGGGTAAAAAGCTAACACCAATTGATGCATTAAACAAATTCGGTTGCTTTAGATTAGCAGCACGAATAGCTGACTTAAGGAACGAAGGAATGAATATTGTAACCAATACAATTAAGCTTGAAAACAACAAGCAAATTGCACAATATTGGTTAAAATAGCTTATCTTTGTAAAGGATGTAGGATATCCGTTTTTAAACTTATTGGCTCAAAGCTGAAACCCTAATCCTACTAGGGTGGATGCCGAGAGCCTTTTTTATTATGTCAAAAGATACATATTATTTTCCCCACGATTTTAACGCTGGGAGTGATGAAAAAATCCTTTATTTAAGGAGTAAATTTGGAATGCAGGCTTATGGTCTGTATTGGGTTTTAATTGAAATAATGCACGAAAGTAGCGATTCAAAACTTACCTGTAATTTAATTGATGGAATTGCTTATCAAATTAACGTTGATATAACATTCTTGAAGGAGTTTTATAACGAATGTATTTTAATAGAATTATTTGTTACCGATGGGGTTAAATATTGGAGTGAACGAGTATTAAGAAATAAGGAGTTATTAAATGAAAAACGTAATTTAAAGTCAATAGCTGGTAAAAAGGGTATGGAAAATAGATGGGGAAATAAGAAAGATATAACAAATAATAACACAGTTATAACAGAAGATAACAAAGTAAATAAAAGTAAAGTAAAAGAAATAAAAGAAAAGGAAAATAAAGTAAAAGAAATAAATATTGATTTTGATTTCTTTTGGGATTATTATGATAAAAGAGTTGGTAATAAAACTATAATTAAAAAGAAATGGGATTCTTTAAACGATGAAGAACGAGAAAAAGCATTTAAATTTATAGAATCTTATAAAATTGTACAACCCGATAAGCAATTCCATCAAAATCCTGAAACATTCTTAAATAATAAATCTTGGAACGATGAAATCATTAACCGAACTAATACCAGCAGCAACAAACTTTCCTACGCAGAAAGAGAATTTAATAAACTTAAAAACCTTTGATAAAGATGAATTGAAGGTTGCTGAAGCGTTAAAATCAATAAACATTGGTCAATGGTTCGGAATTTCACAAGGAAAAATCGTGTGCCATCAATTTCATAGTCAAGGTAGATGTTGTCGCCACCTTGTGCGATGAACTGCCCATTGTAAGGGTAAAAGTTGTTGTCATAGATTAATACAGGTTTCATATTGTTTTGTTTTAAAGTTTAAAATTTGTGCGTTGGTCAGCCGCACCCCTGATGGGGGTTAGTAATTATTTTGAACAAAATCTAAAAGATTAATATAATATTCAGTTTTTTCTTTTACAAATATTTCACTTTCACCACTTGTAAAAGTTCCGCCCATAGGAGTTATTTTAATTGTTACGTATTCAGATACATTGTAAAGTTGTGTAAATAAACAACCGTTGTGTACTACTTCTGTTGTTGTAATTTGATAAGTTTTCATAATGTTGGTTTTTGTTTGTTTGATAAATCAAAGATATATAAAGATTACAATACTAACCAAAAATTATTTAAATTATTTTAGTTAATTTTATGTTAAAATGCTAATGCTTTGTAAATCAATTAGTTATGTTTATAGGTCATAAATGAGCCGATTATCGCTCAAATACGGCTCAAAATTGCCTTATTGGGTAACTTTTGTGATTGATAAAGTTTGCTAATAGAGAACTTTTGCCTGAATTTTACCTAAAAACCTATGCAATAGTTAATAAATTGGCATTATATGTCCGAAATAGTGGGACAAATATTACAAATATTGTGTCAAAATGATGGGTAATTCGGTAGTATTGTTACCTAAATATATAAAAATGTAAACTGTTCAAGTTTTGATAGTGTTCACGAATCGTGAACAATGGTAATAAGTGAACATATTATTTACTCAATGGAGTGAGTAATTTTACTCAAAGTAAAATAGTAAAGCTATTATTTTACTTTATCAATCAAAAAGTAAATATATAACTTGACAAATGAGCCGTAAATGATTGATAAACGGCTCAAAAATGATTGATAAGTGGTCATTAATGACGCATATTGCCATCATATGTGTCATAAAACGGACTTTATGGTGGGTATACCCTTCTATAAAACGAAAAGTATTAGCTTTGACTTGAGCAAACCAAAATTTTTAATTTATTTCCATGGAAGTAACCACCAATGTTGTCTTTGAGGTACTAAACAACTCAAAGAAGAGAATCTCTGTTATGCAAGGAGGTACGAGGTCAGGAAAGACTTACAATGTGCTTACCTGGTTTATAGTAAAGCTCCTACAAGAAAGAGGTAAAACCCTAACAATTTGCCGTTCATCCCTACCAAGTATCAAGGGTTCGGTCATGAGGGATTTTATTGAGATACTATCCAAGTATAAGCTCTATTCCGAGGAGAAGCACAATAAGTCCGAGAATCTGTACTTTCTTAATGGCAACACCGTAGAATTTGTTTCTACCGACCAACCGCAGAAGATTAGAGGTCGTAAAAGGAATTACCTGTTTATAAACGAGGCCAATGAGGTTAACTACGAATCTTGGATGCAGTTAGCCCTAAGAACTACGGATAAAATCGTACTTGACTATAATCCATCCGATTATTACTCTTGGATATACGATAAGGTCATTCCTAGGGAAGATACCGACTTTACCATCACGACTTACAAGGATAACCCATTTCTAGACAAAACCATCATAGCGGAGATTGAAAGGCTTAAAGATGCCGACCATGAGTATTGGAGAGTTTATGGACTAGGAGAAAGGGCAATTAGTGAAGCAACGATTTATTCGCATTGGAGAAGGAGAAGAAACTTCCCAGAGGGTGGAGATATTTTCTACGGACTGGATTTTGGTTATAACAACCAAACGGCACTTGTTAGATGCAAAAACTTTGATGGCGATATTTATGTCGAACAACTTATCTACGATACGAAGATGTCAACTGCACTTCTTATAGACAGATTAAAGTCAATGGGCTTATCTCGTAGGGATGAAATATTTGCGGATGCTGCTGAACCCAAAACAATAGCCGAGGTAAATAAAGCAGGGTTTAATTTGAAATCAGCTACCAAAGATGTGTTCGCAGGAATTAACAAGGTTAAATCATTTCCATTGTTTATAAAATCAGAATCTTTAGATTTGTTGGATGAGATTAAAAACTATAAATGGAAAACGGATCATGATGGCAACACAATGGATGAGCCTGTTAAGTTTCGTGACCACTTGATGGATGCTATGCGTTATGCCATCTACTCAAAATATGCGAAAGCAAAAAGAGGATGGGTGGTTTAGGTTAAAAATTTGTTACTTTTGTAAAAATATCATATAGTGAAGTTAACGGACATACTAAGTGCGGTTAATCCTTTTAAACAAAAGGCAGCCCCTAGAAAAAATACGAACCTTAATAACCCATTTGGTGATTTTGGTGGTTTAATAGGCGGTAGAACGCTTTACCCAAATTTAGACTATGCCAAGTTCGTACAAGACTACGATAACAATAGCGAAGTCTATTCTATCATCAAGCGTATCTCAAAGACAATCTCTACAGTTCCATTTTATGTTTATAAGGTTAAGAGCAAGAAAGACTTGAACACTTATAAATCTATGATGGCTAACGCATCAAGCGGAGCAGATGTTGCTCGTGCGGAGTTAGTTAGGATTAAAGCAGTTGATGAGATTGCTGATAGTCCACTAAACAAATTATTAGAAAGACCGAATCCATATCAATCATTCTCTGAGTTTATCGAGAATATCATTGGTTATAAACTTATTACAGGCAACTCTTATATCTGGGCGAATAGACTCTCCAATGGTAAGGTTGCCGAACTAGTTACTCTCCCATCCCAATATGTCGCTATCATTAGCGATGGTACTATCAATGGGGTTGAAGGCTACTCTTTCACATTAGTTGGGTGGGATCAGTTGGATGCTAAAGATGTAATCCACTTAAAATACTTCAACCCCTACTTCTCAACCAATGGACAACAATTATATGGATTATCGCCTTTACAAGCTGCTTACAGAACTGTTCAACGCAGTAACGATGCTAAAGATACCTCTGTAGGTATGTTGCAGAATCAAGGGCCTAAGGGTATCTTGTATGCAGATGAGTCAAATGATTTCGGCCCTGAACAAGCTGGTAAGTTAAAAGAAGATTTCTACAATCAGTACGGAACTAAAACCCAAGGAGGCATTATTCAAAATGCTGGTAAGATTTTAATTGCAGGTGCTAAACTAGGTTGGGTGAATATGGGATTATCTCCTGTTGACCTTCAGTTGTTAGAATCAGAGAAGATTACGCTTCGTGAGTTGTGTAATGTGTACGGAGTTAACTCTGCTTTATTTAACGATCCTGATAACAAGACTTACAATAACATGAAAGAGGCTAAAAAGGAAATGCTTACTCAAGTAGTACTTCCTGAATTAGTTTTAATTCGTGATGCGTTCAATAGATTCTTTGAAGGTGAAATCGGTAGCGGATATTATATCGATTTCGATATTACAGTATTCCCAGAGTTGCAAGAGGATATGAAAGAGTTATCTGCTATCCTTTCTCAATCATGGTGGATTACTCCTAACGAAAAAAGACAAGCAATGAGATACGATACTGTTCAAGATGATGTCATGAACGCTATTTATATCCCTGCTGGTTACTTACCTATCGATGAGTTAACAATGTTGCAGAATCCAAGAGATGCTCAACAACAAGGAGATTATAATTTGCCTCCTGTAAAATAATATGGATGTCCAAGATATTACAACCTTCTCAGCAATTCAATTTGCAACAAACCATAGCGAGGAAGTCCATCACGGAGTTTAGGCCTAAAATACAAAAGGCCTTACAAAGTGATTTTAATAAAGCTGCGGAGTTGGTAAAAGAGATGGGTGTATTTCAACTAGCTAACTATAACAAGACATTTTTCAACCAAGATAAGATTAGCGATATTTTACGAACTTTGTACGAAGGTACTGGTGGTTATACTGCTATGAGGTATCAAAAGATATTTGACAAGTATAAGAAGGCAGAAGATTTTGACCTTGATCCGTTAAACATAATGGATGAGTGGTTAGCGTTTATGTTGTCGTACTGGGTTTCGATTAGTGGCCCAAAAATGTACGGCATACAAAACACAACGGATAACGAGATAGCTAGGATACTAAACAATGCGATTGCTTATGGAAGGGCTAATAACCTTTCTACAAACGAAACAAACGCAATGGCTATACAAATGCTAAGAGAAGGTAAGATAAATGTTTCAAGGAGTTTATTAATAGCAAGAACAGAATCTCATCAAGCTTTAAGCACAGGTGCGATTGGGGCAACACAAGGAATTAATATACCTTTGCTAAAACAATGGGTTCACTCTGAATATGTTGGTAGTCCAAGAACTTGGCATATCGCATTAGACAGACAAACGAATCCTGATGATGGTGGAGTAAGAATACCTGTGAATCAACCATTCCTAGTAAACACTCCAAACTACGGTGTAATTGAAATGCAATATGCACATGATGCAAGTGGTGGAGCAGCGAATAACTGCAACTGCCGATGCTGCACGGTGTATGTCGCTTAAACAAATAAATATGAGTAATTTTTATAACAAGAAATCAATCGAAGGTTCTCCAATAGATATGGAGGACGGAAGTAGAATTATTACTATGTACTATTCTGCTTTTGGTAATGTGGATTCCGATGGTGATGTAATTACACCAGGTGCTTTTACTAAAACACTAAAGGAAAATGGCCCACAAGCTAAAAACAGAATTTGGCATTTAATGAACCACTCTACAGACAAGCCTATTGCTAAACCATATGAGATGATGGAAGATGGTTATGGCTTAAAGGCAAGTGTTAAGTTACCTAATACAACTTTAGGTAATGACTTGTATGAGTTATATAAAGATGGTCATATCACAGAACATAGTATCGGATTTCAGACTATTAAGTCACAACAGAAATCAGGGTACAATGAAATCAATGAAATAAAATTGTTTGAGGGTAGTTCAGTATTGTGGGGTGCAAACGCAAATACACCAACAGTAGGAGTTAAAAGTCAGATTAAGTCAACTCTAGTTGATGAGATGGGTAAAACCATTAAGTCATTGAGAAATGGACACTTTACTGATGAAACTTTTGAGTTGTTAGAACTTAAACTCAAGCAATTACAACAATATCTATCTGAGATGGAAGATGAAGAGTCAATCTCTCCTGAGCCAACCGCTGAAGAAGCATTGCCAACTGAGGAAGAAGATCCGATGATTTCTATCGAAATAGAAGTAAACAAATATTTACAATCATTTAAAATTTTCAACTAATGGTAGAAGAAATTAAAAGTGCTTTCGAAGGCATCAAATCCGAAGTAAACGGAGCAATCGAAAGTGCAAAGGCTGATAATGCTAGTGCATTAGAAAGCGTTAAATCTGAATTAGAAGCTACAAAAGCTCAAATCTCAGTAGTTAAAGATGAAATCGAAAAATTGGAAGCAAAACAAAATCGTTCAAAAATGAATCAAACAGAAGTAAAAGGTTTTAATGCTAGCCTTGCAGACGCTATCGAACAAAATGGCGATAACTTAGCAAAATTAGCTCGTGGTGAACAAAAGCGTTCAAGCTTTATCTTGGATACAAAGGCAGTAGGTAATATGACAGAAGCAGTTAACTTGACAGGTGACATCACTCGTCAATATGCTAATCAAGTATATGCTTTGCCTTCTCGTAAAGTGCATTTAAGAAGTTTGTTACCAATCGGAACAATTAATCAAGGTTTATTTACTTTCCCTTATGAAAGTGGTGGAGAAGGTGCTCCAGCAGCTCAAGTACAAGGAAGTTCTAAAGCTCAAGTTGATTTTGATATCACAATGAAAGATGCAGCTGCTCAGTACATCGCTGGTTATGTTCGTATCTCTCGCCAAATGTTAGATGATATACCTGCTATGACTTCTTTCTTACAATCTCGTTTGTTAGAGAAGTATTTGATTGCAGAAGATGCTCAAATCTTAAGTGGTGATGGTACTGCTCCTAACTTACAAGGTATCTTAGGTGTAGCTACTGCTGCAACTGGTGCTGCTACAGTAGATGTTGAACAATTAGTTCAAGCTATTGCTCAGTTAGAAAGTTCTAACTACTCTGCTACAGGTATTATGGTTAACCCAACTGATTGGGCTGCTATCATGAACACTAAGAACACTAACGCTGCTTACAGCTTACCTGCTTCTACAGTTGTTACAACTGATGGTAATGTATCTATCGCTGGTATCCCTCTTTACAAATCAACTGCAATCGCAGTAGATAAGTTCTTAGTAGGTGACTGGTCTATGGGTGCTCAAATCATGCAAAATCAAGGTATCTCTGTTCAGTTCTCTGAAATGGACGGTGACAACTTCACAAAGAACTTAATCACAGTTCGTGTTGAAGCTCGTATCGCTTTACCTATCTACTACGCTGGTGCGTTTGTATATGGTGATTTTGGAAATGTTTAAGCAATATAGCCTAAATTAGTTATCTTTGAAGGGAGTAGTTTAAAAACTGCTCCCTTTTTTTATGATAGGAATTTATAAAATAACCAACCCAAAAGACAAGATATACATAGGTCAAACTATTGACTTTGAAAGAAGAGTATATCAGTACAAAATGCTAAATTGTAAAGAACAACCAAAGCTTTATAACTCACTAAAAAAATATGGTTTTGAGAATCATAAAATAGAACTTATATATGAATGCGATATAGACTCTTTAACATTCTTTGAAAGATATTATCAAGAAATATATAAGACTATAGAGGATAATAATCTTAATTGTTTTTTAGTAACAACAAAAGATAAAACAGGTAGGCATACTGATGAAACAAAAATAAAAATAAGTAATGCCTTAAAGGGTAAAAAGAAAACTGCTGAGCATATTTCAAGATTACCTCAAAATCAAAAAGGCAAATTTAGGCCAAAGTCATCAGCGGAAACAAAGATTAAAATGATGCTAAATAATGGGAAGTCTAGAAAAGTCTATCAATATTCCCAAGATGGGGTATTTTTAAAAGAGCATATAAGTGCATTACAAGCGGAGCACGAAACAGGTGCTACTAATATTAGTTCTGCTGCTTTAGGCAGATTAAAGCAATCTGGAGGGTATAAATGGTCATACACTAAATTTTAGTTATTTTTGTAAAAATTAGCATAATGCAGATACTAAGAGATGTAACTACAACAGTAGCCCCTTCGGCAACAATAGTTACCTTACAAGCAGCAAAGGATTATTTAAGGGTAGATTATAGTGAGGATGATACTTTAATCCAAAGCCTTATAGATACCGCTAGGATCAGATTAGAGCAGTATGCTTCGGTTGCTATGACTGCTAGAACCCTAAAGGTGGTAGCTTATGTAGATGAGTTTATTGAGCTTCCTTATGCCCCTATTAACACTATTTCATTGGTAGAATATTGGGATGGGGAAGATTGGGTAGCAATGACAGTTGGAGATTATAGAGTTTTGGGTGATACCTACAAAAAGGTTTATTTCACATCCCCTCTTATGAGTGATTTTAGATTCACTTATACTTGTGGATATGCCACTACTCCAGAGTCTATGAAAACGGCTTTGTTGAAGATGGTAGGTGATTTGTACGAATACAGAGAATCAAGTGTTGAAAGCTCTAAGCCTTCAGCTAACTTAACAACGGCTTACGAATTAATGAAACCTTACAAAAGGGTAAGTATTATCTTCTAATGATAGGACAATTAAGAAATAGGATTACTTTTAATACTAAAACAAGCGTTTCTGATAGTGCAGGAGGGTTTGTGAATACTTTAGTACCATACTACACTTGCTGGGCTGAATTGGTCACTAATACCAATTCTAGGACTAATATAGCAGGTAAGGATAGTATTAATGATGGAGCTACATTTAGGATCAGATATACAACAGGCAAGGTGTTTAATAATGCTCTTGTAATAACTTGGAAGTCAAGGACTTATATGATTAACTCTATTATTAACGAAGCTGACTTGAATCAATATTATTTAATAGGTTGTTCAACGCTTAAGTAATGGATTTAAAAGTAAGAGGAATAGAGGCCTTAAAAAGAAAGTTTGCTACAGGTTATGAGCAGTTTAAGCAACACGCTATTAATGAATTGAATGTAATGGTTGCTGATATAGCTCAAGAAGCCAGAAGCGATGCT